TTGAATATAAACTTCAGTAGTAAAGTTTTCGTAGTCCCTGTAAACTGTTATTCCATTTGCAGCCTTATTGTAAAAGTTAGCAGAACCACTTATGGAATAAAGGTTTGGTATCTCAAATTTTCCACTTGCTTTGTCTTTTTGTATTTTAGTTGGGTGAGCAACTAAAAAGCAATGCACGCTATTCTTTTCACAAAATGTAACTATTTTATCTAATTGTTCAGAGATATATTTAGTTTCGTTTGTACTGTAATTGTGTTCTAACTTATTCCAAGCGTCAATCACAAAAGCCTTAACTCCTTTTTTACGGACTAGACTTTTAACGGCTGTTAAAATATTGTCAAGTGTAAAATTTTCTGCAGGATTAACAAAGTAAAAAACGTCTTTTAAATATTCTATTGTAGTTGTAAGATCTAAAGGTGACATTCTGTTTTGCCCATCAAATGGTTTACCTATAACCTTTTCAGCTAACTTACTAAAGTGTAATTGTAATGGGTGGTTTTCTGGTGAGTATAAAGCAAACTTCCAATCATGTGAAATGTTTAATCGGCACATTAAAAAGTCTAAAAACTCACTTTTACCATGTCCGGGTATTCCTGTAATTACTGTTAAGTAACCCGGCTGAAACTTTAAAAACATATCAAACTCATGCATCCCAATACCAAAGCCACTTGGTAAACCATTATTGTAATAATCCCATATTGAATCTTGAATATCAATAGCATTAAAAACCCCCTCGATAGGATATTCTTTAGCCGCTTCAATAGATTCGGTTACCCCAATAATTCCGTATTTAATTAGGCAGTCGTTGGCATCTTTACAATCTTTAAAGGTAATGGTACTGCAATTTTCGTAACCTAAACGTCTGGCTAATTCATCCTTTAATCTGTTACCTACTTTATCATTGTCAAGTGCCAATAAGAATTTACAATCCTCTACAAAATAATCTATACAATTATCTAGGTAGTCCATGTTAATTTTGCCTTTATCGTTGCATCCGTTTGGTACTGATATAACGTTTTTAAAACCACTTTGAGCCATTGCTAAAACATCCATTTCACCCTCAACAATTATTATCACATTGTTGTTAATTGTGGCATCTAGGTTGTAAAAAATCATTTCGCCATCTTTAAATAGTTTAAAGTTTTTAGCGCCATCCCGGTATTTAACATTTACTAATTCACCAAACTTAAAGTAATTAAACTGTATGGTGTTAACTGAATTTTGCGTTTGTGGCATCCATTCAGCCCCCTCAGTAACTTTAAATTCATTTAATATACTTTGTGTTATCTTTCTACTTTCAAACCATTTAACGGCATTATTTGATAATTCTGTTTTATTGTTCCAAATCGGCTTACTGTAAACTTTGGCAGGTTCTACAAAAACAGGCTTATCTTCTTTGGCTACCAATACCACTCCGCAATGGTTACACCTACCAGCATTTTTATTAATGTTAAAGCTAAAACATTTTAACGTTTTCTTTTTACGGTTAGGTGAACATTCAGGACAAGTCATTTGGTTTTCACCGTTTTTAGTAACCTCGATGGTATATTCTTTTTTGTCTATTGGGTTAATTACTATCATAATTCGTGTTGCTCCTTCCAGTAACCAGTTAGCTTTTTAGCCTTTAGTTCGTCTTCTGTAAATAAAAACTTATGTTTACCTTGTGGCGAAGTTAGTAAATATTCTTTCTTTTCGCCAACTATTCCAAGTTTAGAAAACCAATTTTTAAAATGAGTGCAAAAAGATATGTAGTCAGGATATTCTAAATTCATTTTTAATTTAAAATCTTCTAACTTATTTAACACTTGTTCTTTGGTTACTTTTTGCCTATTGCAAATATCTTCAAGGTAGGATGAATTTTTAAAATCTTCAAAATAAATATCTATTAATTTTATTTTACTTTCTATTTCTTTTCCTTTCTCTTTCTTTTCTATTTGCTTCGGGGTAGGCTTCGTGTTTTTTTCGTCAAGGCTTCCAAAAGGCTTCGGGGTAGGCTTACTATAAGGCTTCGGGGTAGGCTTACTTTTCTTACCCCCATTACTACCTCCACGTACCAATTTTAAACGGCTTTCGCAGCTTGGTATAAATAAAATATTATCTATAATTTCTACTAAATTTAGGGTAATTAATTTACATAAAATAAAGTCTAAATCTTCTTTTGATACACAAAATTTACGAATCCAAACATCTTTTTTAATTTCAGTAGTATTATCATTTAACATAGCAAGATCTATAAATTCTCTATATAAACCACGTTCTGTTAAATTTAATTCAAACACGCTTTCAGAATTACCCCAATCTTTAGGATACCAAGTATAACCTAATTTAGACATTTCCAACCTCACTTTCATTAATGTAAGCTATTTGTCTTTTAAGATCTTTAACCAATCTTATGGCAGTTTTTTTATCCAAAACAATACTTTGAGAATAGTAACCAGAATCATCATCTGGTAAATATACTTCAATATAAATTTGGTTTGATTGATTAGCATAAGCTAATAGTTCTGTTTTATGACTTACGTCATCACAACAATAAATTGTTTTTACATTCATAATTTTTATTTGCTATATGGTTGCAAATTGACCGTTAATAAAAAACCCTCTAAAAAACGCTGCAAGACGTTTAATAAAGGGCTTTTCGAGTAATTATTTTACATCCTACTTGCAGTTAGGTTGGGCAAATATAAAAAATTATTTTTGATTGTGCAACAGCTCAAAGCAAATAAATTCATTTTTTTTTGTAACTATCTGTTTTTCAATATGTAAAACTTCAATATGCTTATCATTTATGCCATATTTCTTTTGTAAAATATCTAAAAATGGCTTTAAAATGTTATCAATATCACTTGCTTTATTGCTAAATCCTACTATTAAATTAAGCCTGTAAGGGGGATCTACTATTTTAATTTGTGGTAGTAGTAGCAAAACATCATGCTCATATTGTTTATATAAATTTGTCTTAAATCTTTTCCCTTGCCATGCTTGGTTAACTGACAATGGTTTTATATTTATTTTATGCATAATGTAAAAGTAAACAAAAAATGTTATATTTACACAAAAAACCAACTTATGGCAAAATCTAATGTAGGTAAAGCGGAACTAAACAATAATGTTAGATACAGACTTACCGACGACGAAGAAAGTTTGCTAATGAAATATAGAACACAAAAATCTAAACTTGACGAAGAATGTCATGCAGCAGGAATAGACCCCAACGAAGTAAAACATTATTGGTACAAAAGTGAGTTATTCTCAATATTTGCAAAGCCTAAAGAAAAAAGTTTAGAAGATTTAAAAGCAAATATTATTAAGGATATGGATAAACATTCACCTAAATATCCTGTAATTAAAAGAACTAAATTAAAAGACTGCCATTGTTTAGTTATAGATCCGGCAGATATACACATAGGTAAACTAGCAACCGAATATGAATCAGGCGATAATTACAATTCAAATATAGCAGTTAAAAGAGTACATGAAGGAATAGATAAAATAATTCAAAGACTTGAATCATTCAATATTGATAAGATAGTTTTGATTATTGGCAATGATATTTTACACACCGATAATACAAGGCGAAGTACAACAAGCGGAACTCCGCAAGATACGGATGGAATGTGGTTTGAAAACTTTTTAGTTGCTCAAAAGTTATATGTTCAAATTATTGAAAAACTTGTTGGTATTGCAGACGTTCACATAATACACAATCCATCAAATCATGATTATATGGCTGGGTGGTATTTAGCCCAAACTATACAAGCGTGGTTTAAACTAAGTAAAAATATAACTTTTGATACATCAATAAGCCACCGTAAAGCGTTTGTTTATGGAGATAACCTAATTGGCTCAACTCATGGTGATGGTGCTAAGAATCAAGATTTGCCATTATTGATGGCTCAGGAGTTTAAAAAAGAATGGGCTAATACAAAACACCGTTATATTTATACTCACCACGTACACCATAAAACATCAAAAGATTATATCGGAATAACAGTTGAAAGCTCACGTAGCCCATCGGGAACGGATAGTTGGCATCACAAACAAGGGTATCAACACTCATCAAAAGCAATAGAAGCATACCTTCACCACCCAGTATATGGTCAGATAATGCGGCTCACCCATAAATTCTAAGGCTATGAAAACTTGTAATTTATGTAATAAAGAAAAACAAATTATTGAATTTGTTAAAAGAAGTAATAGAACTTCAGGAACTCAACCATATTGTAAAGATTGCCATAATAAAAAAATGAGAAATAAATATGATTCTAAAGTAATGAAGGATTATGATTTAAAAAGAGCTTATGGTATTGATTTAAAACAATATGAAGAAATGTTTTTAGAACAAAAAGGTTGTTGTAAAATCTGTAATAAACATATTTCTCAATTAAATAATAAACATAAAAAGAGTTTATGTGTTGACCATTGCCACGAAACAAAAAAAATAAGGGGTTTGTTATGTGATAAATGTAATAGGGGAATAGGGCTACTTAACGACGACGTAAAAATACTAAGTAGTGCAATTGAATACTTAAAAAATAATGAGATTAACACATAAATTTTAATACAATGGATAGTCTACAATGGTTCTCAATATCAATAATTCACCCTATAAACTCAGCATTTAATACGGATGAGGAAATAGATGAGTTAGATAAAATAAGGCTTTTAAACGAAGGTTTATTGGATGACTACGAAACTACAATAGGTTACTTTAGTTTAGGTAGAAATACTATAATAGCTTTAAACCCAAAGGTATTTATTCCTAAAGGTAAAACTAACAAAAAATACTATACTGAGGTTGTCTTTGAAAATGGTGATGTTATTTATTCAGCAGGTAAACCAGAAGTGATTTATAGTAAACTAAATGAGTACTTTGATTCTATTCCAGTTGTTGATAATGAGCCACAAATATAGGGTTATTGTGGATAATAAACAACTATTCCTTTAGACCCTGAGCAATCCTAAACAGTATAAGATAGCCTATTAAGTCTTTTAAATTATCTTCGTCAAAGCCTTTTAGACCTGCACTTTTGATACGATTAATTTTATCGTTAGCTCTGGCTGCTATTCCAAATTCAATCATATCTTTATTGGTTAGTTCCATTGATGGCTTAATAATCCAGTCAGGATTAAAAATTGATCCTGCGTAACTGTTATTCTTTTGAATGGCTAAATCGCTAAGGCTTTGATATTCCTTAGCGATTAGTTTGTTTATCTCGTCTGTGGTCATTTGGTTATTTATTATTTAGTATCGCAAAAAATTCCGCATTCATAGCTTTTAATTTTACCGCCTTTATGAGTTTCTAATAATTCATCTAAGTAAATTCTTTTACCTTTTAATTTAACAAGTTTACAACCTATTCTTCTGCTCTGTATTGCACGTTCTTCAAACACATCTGGAAAAGTTTTTCTAACTAAATTCCAATAAGTAGGGCTTTGCGATTTTACACACCCGATACAATTAGCATTTGGATAACCAAGCGAATAAATTAAAGGCAATTTAATCCCAGCCTTTTCAACTATTTTAAAGCAATCTTGTTTAGTTAATAATTCAGCAATTAGCACAGGTATTGTATTTCCTCTTTCGCCTGTATTAAATCTTTTTTGCCTTTCCCATTCATCAATGGTAAACCCTAAAACGTGCCAGTCAATTTTATTTTTCTTTTCAAATTGGTATCTCGCTTCCTTTTTTAATTCCCTTGTGCAAGGCGCACCTGCAACACCACTAATATATTTAACCTTATCAAATACCTCTATAATATCAGCATTTGGGTATTTATCATTAGTGGCTTTAATAATCTTTTGTCCTAACCAAGTTTCAACATCAGCTAAAAATCTTAAATTATCAGGATGCTCGTTTTTAACTGGGTTGTTTACTATTAAAATATTATGAGTTTCACCATACTTTTCAATAGTTTTTTTAGCTGCTACTGCACTTGCAACTCCGCAACTAAACCAAACTGATATTGTTTCTTTCATTTTATTTTTATTTTATAAGATAAATAATCACCAATTAATCCGCTTATTACATAAGCAATACACATTTTTATATCGCCATCAATAACAGATTTTACACCTATTGAGCTACTAACAAGCCAAGTTAATTTTATCAATGTAGATGTTATAATACCCATTAAAACATTTTCTTTTGCAGTATATCTTACATTTAAAGTTCTACTAAAACTAAAAGTAAACTGGCTAAGTATTAAGTATATCATTTCCATACTATTCCTTCACTTTTTTACTATCCCTTATAAGAGATATGGTTAAACAAATAGGCTTTAATTTTTTGCCTTTATAAATGACCGTGCTATCATTTAGCACGATCATGTTTGGCAGGATTGGTTTTTCCATTACTTAATTTGTAAGTTATAGTTAGTAATTAATACAGCACCTCTTACAGGTATCTCCGCCTTAATAGCCTCTTTAATCGCTATTTTATCGGCTGCTTTAGTTATAGTTGTTTTAACAAAATCGGCATCTAATAAGTCAATATCCGTAACTTCAATAGATTCTGATTTTCTAAAGTTAATCTTTAATAACGGTGTTTTTAATTCCGTTACATCAAACATTTGCATGGCTTGAGATAGGTTATTTTTAAGTCTATCAATACTATTAACTAAAGGTTTTTTTAATGCCTGTAATCGCTTTATTTCTAAATCAATTAAATCTATATTGCCCTCTAATTCTTTTACAATAAAGCCATAACAAACGCCTTTGTTTTGTAATTGTTCTTTAGAAATAGAGAGGGCAGTTTCCTGCTCCTCCGTTATTTCGCCACCTGCATCTATTATAGATTGTACAATGTTTAAATATTCCTGTTCTATTTGGTATAATGCTACTTTCATAATTAATTGTTTTTTAGATTTATTAAAGTTTCAATGTCTTGTTGAATAGATTTTATTGTGCCAATAGCGTAGCCTAAAGCAAACATATTATCTCCATATTTATCTATCGCTAATAAGGCAGCATCTATTTCTTTAGTTAATAATGTTAATTGTTTTTTAGTTTTGGCATCCATCTTAATTATTTTTTAATGCTGTTTTTAAAGCTGTTAAATGTTCAGGACTAATTGTGTAGTTATTCATTGCAACCTCAACTGTTAATTTTTTACCCTCGTTAATTGCCTTAATCATTGATTCAAATTGAGTAGCATTTAAAGTTGGTTTAACCGGTGCAGGTTTTTGACTATCCGCATCCGCTTCTGTTTCATCAATTAAAAATAAACCATTTAAGGCATATTTTCTAGCATAGCTTGATGCAGTTCCAGTTGCTTGTTCTGGTGACATTCCTTTATGTTCTGCTAATTCTGCAAAGCCACAAGTCCAATTATGATCTTGTCCAATATGAATAGATGCAGTTGCTTTAACAAATAGTTTAGTGCCAACTAATATAACTTCATCAGTTAAGCTAAATGTAGCGTTATACTTGTTTAGGATTGGTTTTACAGCTTCTAAAATATCTTCACAACTTCTGTATTTGTATTTACCAAAGCTGTTAAAGTTACCTTTAGGAACTTTTAATTCTGTTTGAATTTTTACTAAGTCTTTCATTTTGTTTTGTTTTAAAAAAGAAACCTAAGCAGGATTGGCGTAGAGAAACCGCACCCGCTTAGGTTTTAAATAGTTTAGTTATGAATAACAAGTCTCTACTCTTGTTTAACTTACTGCAAATATACTAATAATATTTAGAACGGCAAAATATCTTGATCTAAATTATTATTTATTATTGCATGATTCTCCGCTTGTACGTTTGGAGCTGGTTTAGTAAATTGTGATACTCCCTTTATAGCCCATGCTTCAATACTATTAAAGTACTGAGTTCCTTTAGTTGGGTTTTCGTATAAACGCCCTCGCAAATTTATGCTAACTGTAACCTCATCCCCACTTGAATAGCTATTTAATAAGTCACATTTTGCATTAGTAACTTGAATTAATAGATGGTTTGGGTACGGTGTACTTCCGTCTGTCGTTAGTACAAATTCACGTTTTTTAAACTTTTCGCTAATTGTTTGGGTTGCGAATACCTCTTTGATTTGTCCGGTGATTTCCATGTTTGTTTTATTTTATGTTTTGATTTGAATTTATGAATTTAGTTATTTCCCTTGACTTTTCAAAGAATATACATTTATCTGTGTATAAGTCAATGTTATTAATTACTCGGTAGTCTAGGTTGTTTCTATGAGCTATTAATGTTTCAATTTGGCTACGATCTAATTTAATAACCATATCGCTTTTAGTCATAAAAGTATCATTTTCAATCTCCCTAGTCTGACGTTCTTTAATTAAAGGTTGCACTCCCTCAATTAAAGTAACCATTGCACCATCGCCTACTTTCTTAATCTTAAATTTAACGTTGTATTTTTCCGAGTAATGGTTTGAGCTTACTCTGATGTTTTGGCAAACGCCACGTATAAATGTAGCCCTATTAAGTTCTAATTTATCGAAGTTATATTTAGTGTATAGTCTCATTTGTTTTTATTTAATAAATTTATTTTTAAATCCATTTTCTTTCATGTAATTTTTATATACCTCAGACGCCTCTTTTTCTGTTTTAAATGTACCCAAACAAATTACCTTATGATTAATATTAAACCTAGCTTGATATGTTTTTCTTGCCTTACTGTAAACCACCCCAACAGAATTACAATTAAATTTTTTATTAATAGAGCCGTGTGTTGAATTTTCTCTAGCTGTAACCCATTCTAAATTTTCAATTCTGTTATCATTCCTTATAGCGTTTTTATGATTTACTTGTGGTTTGTTTTCAGGATTATTTATAAACGTTCTAGCTACTAATACATGGGCTAAAATCCTACTTCTTGTGCCATCAATATTAACTAAAGCGTGTCTAAAATATCCAAGTTTCATCTTTTCGGGTTTAAGTATCTTTTCATCACGAAAACTTTTTGAGCCTAATTTACCATTAAGGTATCTTGGTAGTCTTTTTATATCACCATTTATATTTATATGGTGAGTGTTTTCAAATCCTTTTAAAGGATACCAATGGTCTTTTTTAAATATCATTGTTATCCCTCCAGTCTAGATATTCATTATCTTTAATCATGTAACTAATAACGCCTAGCGTTACTATGCTTACTACTGCAATCCATGTCATTTTCTCATAATGTATTTATGCCAGTAGTGAGCAATGGCATCGTGAATAACTATTCCAATGTGAGGGTAACACATTGTAAGGATTAATAACCCAAAGCTAAATAAAGCCATAAAGATTAGTAGTTGTATCATTTTCTATCAGCGTGTTTAGTTAGTACATCTTTACAATAGGCGTGTAGCTTTATGCCTTTTAATTTAGCTTTTTTCTCTAACAATAATTTAGTGTTAGGGGTTAGTCTTATCCCGAATGGGGCTGGTCTTGTTGGTTGTTTTATCATAATTTTACTTTACTAAATAATAATCGTCGCTGCTTAAAAAATTCTTCCAATCATTTCCTGTATTGTTAGAATTGCTTTTAAATTCTTCCTTACTCATCTTAATTGTTCTATATACAGAACCATTAGTTCTAATGGTATAAGTACGATTAGACTTATTAGATGAAATTTTAATTTCTTGATTTGAGATTGTTTTTAATTTTTTCATAGTTGTTTTGTTTTATGATGTAAAGATATAGCTTTAAAATGGTAATACCAAATTTATTTTCAATTATTATTTTAACTTACTGATTATCAGTACGTTTAATTTTATTTGAAAGATTTAATAAAATATATTTGGTATAACCAAATTAATTATATATCTTTGACGTATAATTAAAAACCAAACAAATATGATAACACTACACAATAACACGGAATACATAACAGGAGCTGTTCATGCTATATTCTATAATGAGGATCAAGGCGATTATTCACTATCAACTTTATGCGAAGAGGTTAGAGTTGAAATAGATTTTAAAACGGATGAGATAGTAATTACTTGCTATTCTGTTGAGAAAGGTTTAGAACCTATTATTAAGAGGTTTAGCCGTCATGGTTTAGACGTTGCTGAATTGTACAAAACTATTTACTTTTTGTATAGCGAGATTTATAACGAATTAAGACTAATTGAGGGATAGTATTATGAAATACTTAATAATAATACTAGCGTTAACAAGTTGCTCTGGCAATTCAAAAGAAACTGTTATATTGCAGGCTAAATTAGATCGTGCTAATAAAGATATACTATATTATCGAACGCAATATTTAAAGGCTAATACACAATTAATTGAAATTAAAAGTAAGTGTATTTATTGTGCTGAGTAAAACTACTTAACTAAAAGCATCCCACCTAAAACGCCTAGCCCTAACAAAGCTAGGTTTTTTTATTTTAGTTTGTCTAATTGAATTTGTTTGTCTTTAGAGCCTATTGAACTTCCAAAGTAATAACCTATCACTCCCATTGAAATAGTTGTTAAGCTGCCAATTATACCGCTTACTAATACTTCTTTGTGTGGCTCTAAATCTTTAAATATAATAATGTACCAAAATATAAAGGTACTGCCTAAAACTAACAAGGCTAATATAGGTGTAATGATTTTATTTAATAAAGGTGCTTTATCACTTGTCGCAATATCAATTTCACGCTTACGAGCTGAGTCCATTTCTTTCTGCTCAATATCCATTTGCTTAGTTAATTCAACTTCCATTAACTGAGTGTGTTTATTAGCTTCCTCAATTAGTTTTAATTTAATAGCTTCCTTTTCTTCTTTAGATAAAGTAAATTCGTCAACTGTATTGCTAATTGTTTCTATTAACTTAGAGCCACCTCCTGCTAATATGTTTGTTATGAATTTTGGTAAAGGCATATTATGTAATTATTAAAACCATGTTTCTATTTCCACTCATTTTATAACTGATATGCACCCAGCTATAATCGTATTCATTAATTAATTGATCGAAATATAAATTAGCTTTACACCAATCAAATAACTTTTTATTTTCTTCTTTACTTCCTGCGCTAATATCCATCGCCTCACCGGTACAATGTTGTGAAGTTTTAGAACCTTTAACTGCCTTGTTTAGTTTTTCATTTCTAAAGAAACTATTAATTTTAATAGGCTTGCCATACCATTTACGCAAAGGCTCAAAACAAAAGTCTGCTACCTTTTCCATATTATTAAGTTGAGCATTATTAGGTTTGTTATCTATGCCTAATCTTAAAGCTGTTGGGCTTAATATTGCCTCCTCTAATGTTATGTGTTCGGATATATTCATTATTCATCTTCTCCTTTTATTGTTGGACTTGTTGGCAATGTTGCAACTTGCTTAGGAAAACTGTTTACTTTAAAATTAACTTCTAAAGCTGAAATTCTAAAGTCATGCGCTTGAAAAGTTAGATCGCTTTTGCTTTTATAACTTTCAATTTTGTTAGACAAAATAGATAATTGAGTAAAGTAAGCTATTGCAGCCGCAACAATATAAGCAACTTCTTTAAATTCAAACCTTAATTTAGAAACCTCATTCATAGTAATATAGTGCTTTATTTTTCTTTTTATCTTGTAAATCAAATCTTACTCTAATGACTAAAGCACCGCAAGCTGCGCCCCAAATAGTCATGCCCATATCTTTATTAGAATAAACGCCCCTATCCATTTTTTTATCCCAAACAACCTCTTTTAATATCCCTGCCGTTGTACCGGCTACAAAGCCCGTTAAGGCACTTAGAAACGGTTTATCAATCATTTGATTAGTAACTTCGGCTGTTAGTACTGTAATTCCAAAACCAGCGTAAAAGTGTTTTGTTTTATCGTCTATCTGCGAGTTAAGACAAATAGACGACAACAAAAATATGATTAATAATTTACCCACGTTTTTTTAATTCCTCATTAATGAATTTAATGTTAGCTTGATTTTGCTCAATGATAGCAAGTGAATCATAAACTAAGGCTTTTAATTCAGTTGTAGAATAGTCTTCAATTTTCTTTTGTGTTGGGTCGGTTGCTGCAACTTCCTCAACTACTTCTATTTTATCTGTTTTCATGCTGTAAATATAATAAAATTATGCTAGCAATCCGATTGTTCTTAAAGCCCTTACTATTTTTTCAAGTGTGTACCCATCAAAAGTATCATCGTGCTTAACGTTTCCGCCTGTTCCGCTTACAACGGTAGCAGAAGCCACAGCAGTAGTAGGTTGTACTATTGGTGTAGAATTGTAGAAACTCAACTTTTGTGATGTCGACGTACCTATCTTTATCCCAGTAGTTGTATCTATTTTTAAATCAGAAATTAAAGCATTTGCCGAATTAAACCATAGCACTTTATTACCAGCACCATCCGCAATAATTACATTGTTAGCAAGCGTAGAACTTAATCCAGTTACCTGAGCGCCTATAATTGTATTGCTTCCACCTGTTGTTATCCCCCTTCCAGTATTCCAACCAATAGCGGTATTAAATGTTCCGCTAGTATGGTCATATAAAGTATTTTTACCTACACCTGTATTAGAACCTCCTGTTGTTTGAAATAAACTTAAATCGCCAACCGCTGTATTTCCAGTAGCAGTTTGGTTTGAAAAAAGAGCATTAGTACCGATAGCTACATTTTGAGTTCCAGTAGTATTTGAATATAATGTTTCTGTACCAAAGCCAACGTTAAAACTACCAGTTGTTAGTCTTAAAGCAAAATATCCAAAAGCGCAATTTTTTGTACCTACTATATTTGTTAGTAATGCATTTGCTCCAAATCCAGTGTTTAAATTAGTAGTTAAGTCATCAGCCACACCGCAACCACTTCCAAAGAAAGTAGAACTTCCTAATCCCTCTTGTGATACCCTTCCGTTAAACCCAGCAGCATAATTATTAGTTATAGTTGCATTAGTTCCAACGGTAGGGGCATTTACAAAAAGCGAATACGCATTGGTTATTGTACTTGCACCGACAAAAGAGTAAGTAGGGCTATTAATTAAAAAACCATGTTGAGCCGTTACAGCACCTGTATTTCTTTGAAGTGTACCTAAAGTGAATGAAACAGTAGGAATATTAGCACTTGCCGTTTGAGTTGTATGATTAGCAGCAGTAAAAGTAAAGTTAGTAATAGCACCGCTTGATTGTGCTGCATTTGTAAATACTAAATTACCACTTACGCCTGTTATCTGTGGGGTAGTTATATTAGTTGTAAAAGTTGGACTAGTTCCAAAAACTAAACTACCACTTCCTGTTTCGTCGCTTATTACACCTGCTAATTGAGATGAAGTAGTTGCTGCAAATACGCTTAAATTTTGAGCGTTAACAGCCGCTAAAGTTGTACCGCCTAATCCTGCTAAAGTGTAATTTGGAACGTTTAAAACGTTTGCAATTAACGTAGATGCCCCACTTGAACCTGTTGTTGTTAGTGAAGTCGCTGCCGTTCCTAATGTAGTTAAATAAGTTGAACTATCAACCGTACCATCCGCTTTTAAAAACTGAGTAGAAGTACCACCTGTTTTTATAAAGCCAGTTGTTTCTATTGTTGTTGTTGCAACTTGACCAGCCGTTAAAACTTGCTGAATAGTTGGAGTTGACGCACTTACCGTTGGTAAAAAAGACAAAGCACTTAAAGCCGTTACACCATCGCCTAACTTAAATAAGCCAGTCGTATCATGATAGGCAGGCTCACCTGCTTTTAATACCATTGCAGCGTTAGCGGTAAACCATGCTGTGTTCTTTGGGTCGTATCTAAATTCTACTGTTGCCATTTATAAAGTTTGAATAATTGTTGCAGGTGCAGGGTCTGTTAATGTTTGAATAATCTCTTGCAATACCTCAACCGTGTAAGTACTATTAGGATTAAGTGTTGCTATTACGTTTCCGTTTTGGTCTAAGATTGAAACTAAACCAGCGGTGTTATTATTAGGTGTTAAACAAGTTGAATGGTCATAATGTTGAACTACATTTAATTCAAAGCCCCAACCACTCACATCGTCATCGTAAACCGATTGTAAAGGTTCTAATGTTATACTTTCATTTACTGTGCAATTATAAATACTTTGTAAATCCGATCTAATTTGTGAGAATACTTCCAAAGCTACTTTCTGCATTTCACTCATTAGCACATCCATATTTCTGTTATCTTGGTGTACTAAGTCTAAAAATACAAAAGCAAAAGACGAACTATGTATGTTAATGTCTAATGTAACTGGGTTAACAGTAACACCCATTAAAGGGTATGTTATTTCATTAGCAGCCCCAAACTCAGGCACTCTATCAAACAAAAAAGTACCACTACTTAGTTGGTTGTGGTTTGTTTGTTTGTCTTGGAATAACTGTTTTAGTTGGTTTTGGCTTAACATTTGCTTTCTCGAATTGTTCTAATTTCTTAATATGTTCTTTTTTGATTCCCATTTATTTATATAAATATTTATAACAATCATCGCAGTCATTATCGTCAATCATAATGCCGCTTGTAAAGTTGTTTCTATTAGGCATTATTTCATCACGCTCTACATTGCTAATGTATAAAGGATAGCTACTAACATATCTATTTAAATAGTTAGTTACTCTTTGTGCGTAAATCTCAGCTTTGTTTTTAGACCTATCCATTAAGAATTGAATCTCGGCTAAATCGGCTGCACTAGAATTTTCGCTATTCTTAATCATTACACCCTTATTCATTAGCCTATACTTCATGTCTGGCATAGCCTCCATTTTAGCGTAATGCAACATACAAGGCACAACTAAATCTAATAACGTTTGGTTTAAAACGGTTACCGTTGATGTGGTAACTTGGTTTAATACTTCGTTATATAAATTAGTACCTAATAAAGGAATAATATAAAAGTCTTGCACCTCTTGTAAAATTGGTGTTAAGATGGTCATATCAACATTTTTGTTTATGTTGGTATATTCCTTTAGATAGTTTTCTGATATTAATAAACTTGCCATTATTTCTTAGTTCTAGATTTAGTTATTGCTTTCCAAATGTGACGGCAATAAGCAGTTGTTTGTTTGGTCTCGGGATTAGTATAAAAACCACCTCTAAAAGACCAAGGATCTTCGCCAAACACATTAGTAATATCATCAATACCCTCACGTGTCCATGTTCTAAATTTACTTAACAAAAGCATTTTTTTGCAAAATGGTCTAGACGTTCCACCCTTTAATAAAGCAGGCGCATCAGGGCGTTCTACATATTTGTAAACAGTGTAAAGTTCTGTTTCAACTTCTGGCGTATTCGTTTCTAAACCTTTAGGTGTGATAGTTATAGTATTGTTTATTGTAGATATTAATCCTGCAACAACTAAACTGTTAATTATATTCTTTACAGTTTCAATATCTAATCCTAATATTTTTGCAGCCTTTTCGGGCGTTGTTTCGGGTGCGCCTTTTAATAAATCTAATACTTGTTTTTCTGTATCCGTTACAAATTTATGCTTTGCAAATTCAAAGTTAAAAGCTTCAGCATTACTTCCAAAGGTTACAAACTCTTCACTTACTATTGGGTCATCATTGTCATCTATTGCACTACCCTCAAATAAACTAAGAACATAGTCAGTCATATCAACTTGTTTGTCAAACTTACTAAATTGAGCTTCAGGTGTTGCAAATAAAATATTAATGTCTTGGTCGCTTAATCCGTAACTATTCTTAAGCATCATTGCAGCCACCTCTTTAGTAGTCTTTTGATTGTTAACCTCACGAATTAATCTTTTAATATTAATCCATTGTTTGCCGGTTAAGTTCTTTAAATGCTCATTTACTTGCGTTTCTGGTATCTGTGCTAAATCACCGTCAACTGTAACTTTATCTTTAATATCAATGCCTAACTTTTTAGCGTAATGCTCACGTAAAGTATCTAAATCAAATAGTGATTGAAGTAAAGCAGTATCAAAAGGTAAATCAACATTAGCAGGTTGTTTCTGTTTTATTTCTAATAAAGATAAGTCAACACCGTTAACGGCTGCTAAATCTTTAATAATGTTTAAGTGTATTTCTTGTCTATGCTCAATATAACTAAATAACCATCTTTCAAACTTTTGTAAATAAATAGTGTTATCACCAATGTTAACCGAGCCATCAAAAATAGCCGCTAAAGCAGGATCTGTTCTATGGGCTGTAAAGATATTTTGTTGTGAACGTTTAGCAACCTGCTCAAACATTTTATCTAAATCGCTTTGTGAAAACGTTGTTAACTCAGCTTTTTGACCGCCTTTGTCAACAAAGTTAAACATCATTTTACCGGTGTTAGAACTTCCTTTGAATTTACGGTCAAAGAATTTAGCGTATTTTCTTTGCTCTTCCTGAGTTGGCTCACCATTGAATAAAGATAACATTGCACTTGCAAACATTCCATTCTTTAAATGTGAATAGTTAAAGTTAGTTATCTCAATATTTGTTTCAATGTCTTGCAAACCTTGTTGGTAATTTGGAGCAGGATAAATATTACCAAATTCCATAGCACTCATTACTTCTGTTTTGTAATAAAGTATTTGAGTTCCTGTTCTTATATTAGGGTTAAAAATAGGATATTCAATAAATGATTTATGCTTATGTGCTTGGTCATTTACACATCCATTATCGTCAACCCATTGCTCACAATAGAAAAGAGTTTTACCGTCTGGTGAACGTCTAAATTTGCTAAACTCTTGGTTATAAACCTCAGCTATTTTACCGTTAAAATCGTAAACTATTTGTAAAGCAATACCATCAAATATTTCAAATGGTGTTACGTTTTTTCTAAATAGACTATTCCAATCTTCAAAGCGATTAGCGTGTGATAAGAATTTATCGTATTGCGCTTGTTGTGCTAACGTTAATTTGCTTTCGTCATAACATAAGCCACGTCCATAAACATGGTCAGCCTTAGCCTTTATAATAGCACCGTGAACGGCATCTCTATTGTATAATTCTAATAAGTAATTAGGATGTGAGTTATGCTCACCCCATTGTAGATATTTACCGCTAGATATTTTTCTGATAGCAGGTTGAAACGAGCTATCAAATTCAATTTGTAAAAGGTTACCGACCTGTGTTATATTATTGCCCATTTGTTACGATTGATGTTCTTACATCTTTATAATAAATATTAGTTACCGATGGTGCTTTCCACCACGCCTTGCCATTTCCAACTTCACCTGTTAACGTTCTAATATCTGTTGTATTTATATTTGCATAATTGAATAAGGCTGCATTAGCCGATTGATAAACGTAGAATGAATAACTACCATAGTCATCAAATAAAACGCTGCCAGTTAAAGGCACAGCTGCTCCAACGGTTATAACAAAACGTTGCTTGTTATTGTCTAAGTTAGTGTAAGTACTTGTACACGCTACTTTGCGACCTGTATTATCATTAATGAATACAAAGACAAATTGAGGATTTGCAATAGTTGAATTTTCCGTTACCGAAATATCAATAGTATTAGCCCCTGTTATTAATTGCATCATATACTTATTAAATACTAAAAAGTTACAAATGTTACTAAATAAAAAAGCCCACCTTACAGGGTGGGTCTTACATTTATATTTTAAAGAATTAATTAAGCAGGTATCAATAGTAAAGCAGCTAAAGCGTTTGGTACAACGTTTGCGAACGTTCTCTCTTCACCTGTTAACACTATTGTATATCCCGAATCATCATTACCCATTGCACCACTTGCAGCGGTTGCAGTTGTAATTCTCATTCCGAATTCTTGACCTAATAATCTAAATGCACCGTTCTTATCTTTAACCATCCAAATAGTATCTTGCTTTGCTAACAATAAAATTTGTTGAGCCACAGCAGCTTGTTTCTTTGGAATGTATAAATTCAAAGTAATTGCATTCATTAATGTTCCGTTTGTATTAGCGGTTAAAACCTCAGTCTCATTCGCTTTACCATAGTCAAATTCAAAACCCCACATTTTCTTTCCTGTGTTTAAGAAAGAAGCTACGTTAGTAATACTACCACTTGCAGAGGTAATAGTTCCTTGTGTATAGTTAGAAAATTCTACGGCATAAACGTTTGTAAGTCCGGGTGAACCATCTCTACAATCTCTTGCTATTCCCGAGGTTATCGGGCAACTTGATAATGCCATGTTTTTATATTTTTTTAATTAAGAGGGGTAAACTTAATTACCCCTCAATTTATTTATTTATTTATCTAAACCCCAAGGTAGCGGTATACCCTTGACGGAAAAGCAATTTGTACTCCTAGTTTCCACTCAGCATGAAACTTTAAGTTTTGATCGTCATCTGATTTCCAAACTTTGAATTTCTCTTCTTCGTTAGCCATGTCAGTTCCGATGTACATATTTTCTGGCTCGATAGCGTAGATGTAATTTAAACCAGATAAACCAGCAACTTCAACGATTTCAATGTTTGCACCCTCAGCATATAATTTGCTTTCTTCACCTGTAGTGTTGAATAAATTATCAGTACGTAATTTGAAACGGTATGTTGCAGCCATTTGAGGTGACATTAACATTTTGACAGTTGGGTTACCTTGGTAAACGTCATTGTTAGCAATAACTAAAGTAGCTAAACCCTTTATGACGGTTCTAGAATTTGCCTCACTCCAAGCTACGCCTGAATAAGTACCACCGATTGTAGCAGCACCAATGATTTTTACAAACCCATCAAAACGATTTAAGTAAGCGTTTGTTGAAGTTGTATCACCTTGCCATAAAGCAATTTCAATATCTTCTTTAGCTTGTTGCATAGTGTCATCGATAATTTCTTTGCTATAAGCTAAAGAATCATAATCACCACCTGCAGCTAATTTTCTTTGAGTGAAATACGGCTCTAAGTCACGCTCGCACCAAAGCATGTCAATTTTAGTTTTACCTACTGTGATAGTACGTTGTGAAATTGTAGTTGAACCAGATGCGTTAAAAGCACATGATTGAGCTTGAAATACACCACGAGTGTTAACCACGTTAATAGTTTCAGCCGACTTAATGCCAGTCTGTTTGTTTTTCACTAAATCCATTGTTGGTGAACCTGAGAAAAGTTTTTGATAAATCAGTTGTTCTGGTTGCTCTACATACGATGGAGCTGTTATTGAATATGCCATTTTATTTTGTTTTTTTTATTTGTTTATATTTATTTGTTTAATCCTAATTTGCTAAACATTTTATCTTGCTTTGAAAAAGAACGCTCAGGTGTAACAATAGGGTTAGCCATTGGCGTACTTAGTAAGTCAGTAAATGTTTTTGAGAATGTTGCTAAAGTTGCTTTTAACTCTGTATTGTCTTTTTCAACTGCATCAAAACGAGATACCAAAGCAGAGATAGTTTTGTTAGCTAAATCTAATTGTGACTTAACATCGTTAACCGCTGCATCCATAGCTTCTTGAGTTACAGGAGCAACCGGCTCAACAACTTCAGCAGGTTCGTATTCTAATAATAAACCAGCATCACCAACTGTAATTTCATCACCATTTTCTAATTCATGGTCACCAGCAGGAGCAGGAAGCTCACCGTCGGGAGTTACAACAGTTACGATTGTCTCGTTAGGGATTGGCATTGGTGTTGAGTATTTAACAACCGTACCATCTTTTGTTTTTATCTCACCTGCTACAGGCGGAACAGTCTCAGGCTCAGCGTTATTAACTGGCTCTACAACTGGAATTGGTGTTTCGAATTTAAAAGCCTTTGCAAAAGTTTCCTTTTGTTCAGGTGATAAAATTGAGTTTACCAAATCTTTAAATGTTTTTTTATCGTTCATACTTATTAAATACTTAAGATTTATTTTTGTTTACTCTAAAATTAAACTACTAGCGTGTTCATAGGTTCAACTCCCTTTCAGCAGAGCTCCTCCCCTCATTAAGGCTTTAGCCACTAGTTAGTTTACTCTAAAATTACACTTAACAGGTGGGCGCAAAATTCATCGCTTAATTCAGTAGCCACACTTTCATAAAAATTACCCTCAACACTAAAGCCGGTATATATTCCCGTCTTAATATATTCATCCCAAACGTTCTTATCACCTATGTAAATAAAACCAAACCAAGTACCGTCAACTAAATGTTCTTGTCCTAAAGGCGGATTAACACCCATAGCACGATTAATAATAAACGATTGATATAAATAGCTATCGTTAATCATGCGTGTGTTATCGTGCATTTGGTTAACGTTATTGGCATAACTTAACTTAGCGTGTTTCTTAACTATTTGCTCAATAGTTTTAGATGAGAATTTAACGTTATATTCCTTTTTAGTTTTCTCGTCTATTCTAGGAATAGCCATGTCGGGGATCATTAAAGCACCGGCAAGTATTTGTCTATCGCCTGTAGGAGCTGCAAAGTTTCCTTTTTGACTTCCGCAAGTAATACGGATTGTTTTTAATTCTTTGTTAGAACCAAAGGCAAAGTAACCTTGCTCTATTGCAGGGCTGTCAACTGTTGCAATGGCAGTTACACCACTAGCATCTTTTACATCGTCTTCGATTGTTAAATCTATTAGTTCCATAATTATTAAATACTAAATTGTTTAGTTTGTTTACTTTAGAATGTGGCTTGGTCTTTAATCTTATCTATTGTGTTTGTTGAATTTCTTAAATCAGTTTCAACTACGTATGTTTTAATAGGCGGTTGGTTAAAGTTGTTGTTATTGTTTCCTGTAAAAGTTGTTGTGTTTTGTTGAGGTGCTGCTATTGATGGCGTGCCGTTGCCAGCAGGCATAGATGGTGCGGACGGTGTAGCTCCTAATGATGGTGCAGCCCCGGCAGAGCCACCACCTAATGCGCCTAATGCTTTAGTAGTTGCTGCTATTGATGCTGCAATACCTAAAGCTGCGGATATATTATTAAAAGCAATTACAGGAATAGCAGCTGCTCCACTTGTTGCAATAGCTTGTGGTGTAAGGTTAGCAGCGGCATTAGCCGCCCTAGTTGATATAATTATTTTAGCTATTCCTATTGCGCTTTCTGCTATTAATGCCGCTTTTTGTACATTCTTATTTGAGCCTGCTAGCTGATTTGCTAAACCTACTAATTGACTAGCAGTGTTTAGCGCTTGCATTTGAATTTGTTGTTTGTGAGCTTGTTTTGTTTTTTCTATTTCAATTTCTTTAGCCGCTTGATCTTTTATGAATTGTTCCATAAAAATATCATCTTGGAATTTTTGTTCTTGTGCTGCTTTTTCAGCATCTAACTCATCCTTACGAGCTTTATTTCTTAAAGCTAATTCGGTATCTTGGTGTAAAGAAAGTTGTTTAAATAACTCCTCAGCATCTATAATAGATTGTTCACGCTCTAATTTAGCCGCTTCGGCTTTTATTTTATTTTGTTCTTCTAAATGTTTTTTATACTTTTCTTCCTTTGCCTTATTGTCATTTTCAGTTATAACGTATTCCTGTACCTTTGCATTTTTAATAGCTTCTAAACTGCCACTAAGTTGCTTTTTCATTTCATCTGTAAACTCACCACCTGCTCTTACTTGCGCCTCAATGCCTTTAGCTATTTGAAAGTTGGTATCAATTATAGCTTGCTGTTTAGCTTGCTCTATTTCAATAGTACTTTTGCCAGCCGCCTTTGCAACTGCTAACTGCCTATCAAATTCGCTAGTTGTACCTTGTAAGGCTTCCTGAGATTTCTCATTGGCTTTAACCATTGCTTCGCCTTGGTCTTCAATAGCCCTACTCGATTCACTTGTTACACCTATTAAATCTGTAAAACCATCAACTAACCAACTAATGGCATCGCTAACACTTCTTAAAATAGTTGCTAAAAAACCCGAACCTTTACTTAGTTCGTCAAAGTTTTGTACTAAATAACTAATCCCTTCTATAATTAAAAAGATAGGAATAGCGGACATTGCAGCACCTACACCTTTAAAACCTGTTTTAATTTTATCAAAGTCAAAGTCTTTAAAACCTTGACCCAACATACTAAAGCCTGAACTAATCTTTTCAACTCCCGAACCTTGTAAAGACTTTGTAGTGTCTTTAAGGTCATCCATTTTATCCTTTAACTCAGCTACTCTTTTAGCAGCTTTACCATCACCATTTAAGGCAGCGGATTGAGCCGCTTTTAATTCGGCTTTTAATTCTTTAATTGAGTTAATGGCTTTGCCCGTTCCCTCAACTTCAATACTTATTACTGTTTTTTCTGCCATAATTAATTTACTATTTCAGCACTTGCTGCATAATGAACACCTACTAAATCACCTACTGCCCCGTTAACATCACCCGTTGCAGATACTACTAAGCCATAATCCATAACTCCCGTTTGTGCCGCTGTTGTTTGAACGGCAGGGGTAGTTCCGGTTATTCTATAAGGTACTGCACCAGCACCAACAGGTGTGTATAAAGTAACGGCAGGGACTTTAAACATTCTAACAGGGAATTTAATATTAATAAAACAAGCTAATGCTGTTGCGCCTGCTTTACCTATTATTCCAGTTACACCATTACCAGCCGTTGCAACCGCTATTGATGCAGCTGGGACAGTTGTTAAAGGAAATGATTTACAGTAACGCCTTAAACATCTATTAATATTTTCTGCAAAAAGTGGTTCTAAATAATCGACAAGTTCAGTTCCTAAAGTTATCTGAGCTTCTGCTATTGATACGTTATCGGTAGTTCCGCCTGTTGCATCACTAAAGAAAACCATTACTAAGTTTTTTGCATTAGTTGGAACGGTAAAAACACAACTTGATTTAGTCCATACACCAGCGGCTACGTTTACATTTAAAAAGTTTCCTGTTATAGTTCCATTTTCTCCTGTTGGACTTGCATCGGGTGTAATGGCTGCTAAGTTAGTATTCCATGCAGGGTCTACACCTGTTGTAACCGACCATGCACCCGATAAGAAAGCAGGTGATGTATCAATAGTTCCCGCACTTGTTAACTGAATTAATCCTAGTTTAAAGGTTTGGTCTGTTCCAACTTTCTTATTATGTTTAATTGATACCCTTACTTTTCTACCAACTAAGTGACGCATATCTTCATTTAATATCCATTGGCTCAGCATTACTTTTTTACCAGCAGTTGCAGAAATTATAGAGCCATAATAACGTGCATTTACACCTGTTTCTGGTGCTGAGCCAGTATCGACTTGCTGCCAGTTTAAGTTTGATGCTACAGATGAAGTAACACTCCAAGCATCTGAAACTACACCACCACGAGTTGTTGTTGATACTCCTGCAATAGCCGTTGATGCTACTGCAACTTTTTGTTGAACACTAAACCCACCGTTAACAAGTATATTGCGTTCATCTAATCCGTTGTGATTAAAAATGGATATCACGCCTTTGTCATCTATACTACAAGTTTTATTGTTATTGTCTATAAAAATTTCTACTTTGTTACTTACCGGTGTTGAGGGGGCTTCCCCTTTTGTCATTTTTAATCCCATTGTTTTATGTTTTTAATTATCCTATTTCTAAAGTTGAATTTATGCCTATTTCTAAAAATTTAGTATTTGCTATTTCATAATAACCAGAGTAGTATGCACAATAACCATCTGTAATTGTTTGGTTTAATGCAGGGGCTTGTTTAGTTATTATTAAGTCGGGTAAAGAAGCTGAGACCGTTGCCCAACTTGCACTTACGCCGTCTGTTGTTAAGTATTTACTGTTGTTTCCTGTTTGAGTTGGTAAACTACCGCCACCACTTGCGGCAATGGTTACATTAACCCTATCGTTTGCTACATCATCCGCAATAGTTAATGTTACGTTAGTCCCCTCTATTAAATTTAAAGTACGTCTAACGCCTATTAGAGTTCCTGCTTTTCTTATTATTGTTCTTACAAATCCCATTATACTAAAGGTTTAATTTGTTTAACACCACCACTATCTAAATTAGAAGTTAATAAAAGTCCATCCCATTGTACCATACCTAAATCATAAGGGATAGCGTTACCAATGAATTGAGCCGTTGCATCTGCATCATTTATATAAATCTTAAATGCTGAGTTATCAACTCTGTTAATATACACACGACATCCCGTCATTGTTGCTACATCCCAATAAACGGTAATATCATTTGACGTTGCATCAACTTCAACCGTTTTATTGTGGTAAGTAATATCTAAAGTTATATCTACTAAAGTTGATATTGGAACGATGGGTGCTTCAATAGTTGAATTGTTTAAAGCATTAGTTATAACAACATTACTTAATCCAATACCTCTAAAGGCACTCACATCACCGTTAACAACTACATTGGTACAATTATCTAACTGAATATCCGTTGCGCCACTTGCTATAAAATTACCCCTGCCATTAACTATATGAGATGCGTTACCGTTGTTTGTGTTATTTATTCCATTAGAGTAATTACCGTTAACTATTCTGTTTAATTCGCTAGGGTCTTCGTTTGGTAATTCTATTGTGTTTGACTGCCATGTGTCATATTCCTGTAACTTCAACATCGTAACTAAAGTACTTTGTTGAGTGTTCATTATGTACTCAAAGTTTTGAATGTAGAAGTAACAGTTAAAATGATCTACCCAAACTACTTTTCTAAAACTAAAATCTTTAACCTTTAATTCATTAAGATTAAAATAAGCCTTAACAACTGCCGAACGTTTATCGCTCAACTGATTAATCATTTTAGAATAGTATTTATTCTTTAAGTTGTTATTGGTGTAAGTAGCATTAATATAATTGTAATAAACCTTTTGTGGCGTATCCCAATTTATACTAAGTGTAGGTGTGTAAGGATTATCAACTTCACCAACGAATGGATAGTAATTGTAAACCGTATCACCGGCAATAGAACTTCTTAGTTTCCAACCGCCATAAGACATATTAATATTACCACCTCTATAAAGTTGGCGTATTACTGACTTCATTGGTTTAATAGTTCCGTTGTCGTTTTTAAAAATCTTAGGTAGTATTAAGCCATTAACTTGATTATCTACTATTGGAGTAGGTGCATAAATTAATTCAGTCTTTTTAACGGGCTTAACAAATTCGCTTACACAATCGGTATATCCAAAACCATAAGTTTGTTTATATTGTTTAAAATAAGCATCGTTATACTGGTCGCTGTCTTGTTTATTCCAAAACTCATAACGCTTTGTGTCAAGTTCGGAAACTGGCAATACTTCATAATCTTTGCTAAAGTCTAATAACTCAGACCAGTTATCTTCACCTACATAAAAACCGTCATCACGTGGCTCAATAATATAATCTTTTGCTTTGTCGGGATTAGGTATCATGTAAAGGTTAGCCGCTTTTATTTCAGTCATTAACCAATCAATCTGTTTAACCTCGGTAGGAATACATTGGTTAACTTCTAAAAAACCACCCTCTGTAATGTTGTTATTTAATAACCTTGCGGCATAAGTACTATTAACTTTTGTGTCATATCTCCATGTTGTTGCACCGTCAACAATAAGAACATTTGTAGCTGTAAATAAATTAAAATTAATATTACCAGCTATTTCAACTCTATAGTTTTCAGTAGCTAAAGCAGCCCATGATGGTATTTGTACATAAATTTGATGTGATGAAGTTAATGCAGGTAATGTTATATTGAATAAAGAAACCGAATTTGTACCTACTGCCTGCCAACCTATACCGTTAAACTGAGTTATGTAAACATCAAAACTTGCAAAGTTAATTATGGCATAACTTGCAGCTCCAGCGGTCGCTCCAACATTTTCTAAAACAACATCAAAATTAACTAACGTTTCAATTATAAAAGTATTAGTTGTTGTTGGCGAAAATATACCCGTACCCGTTGCATAGTTACCGCCCGGGTCATTATAAGGTAAAACGTTATCTTCATTAAACAAAACAACTTCGCTAGGATTAGGAGGAAAATTAAGAATTTTTGTCCCAGACCAAGGACCGTAAAAACAAGCCGTAGGCGTTCCCGTTTGCGTAGCGTTACGCCTTGCATAGAATTGGCTATTAGTTATAGCCGTCGTTCCTAACGTTAGATATTCTTTTGTTGGTGGTATTAATTGGCTTTTATAATATGCGCTGTCTAAGTAAGTAGATGTCCATGTGTAACCTGCAGCCGCAAATATCTTAGCCATGTACTCACGCTTGTATAATTGAGGCCTCATGTGCTTTACATGATATTCAACATCGGTTAGTATTTGGTTTTCGCCCCAATTAATTAAGCCATAATAATACCCCGAGCCAATTACACCCGTTACACTTGTTGCAGGTATCCAACTGTTTGTTACATTAGCTTTAGTTAAGTCATGGTCATAATCACTAAAATCTAAATCAGTTAAGTAAGCATCACCAATGGCTAAAAACAAATTGCCAATAGTTCCGGTTGCCGTGGTTTGGTAGTTTACCGTTTTACTATCAGGGTCAACAATTACTTTTATTAATTGCAAATCACCATCTAACTGCAATACCTCGTTAACGTAGTATTTTATCTTACATTTTAATCGAGGGTCAAAAGTAGTTAGTGTACTGTTTAGTTTCCAAATAACTCTAAAGAATAAATCAACATCCTTAGAATTAAAGTTTATTGTTTTAGAAAATGTTGTATTTCTTTTGCTAGGGTCTTTAACGTCGGCTATTAAATAGCTTAACGATAAAGGTATTTCCTGAATATAACTTACGTCGTATTCAGCACCAGCTTGGTCATATAATAATACTTTTATGTTAGCCACGCTGTCTAAAGTTTTGGTGAGTATAATCTAAATCTATTTGGTAATTTCTAAGCCTATCTGTGTTCTTAGTGGTGTAACTTGTTTGAGTAACCTTAACACCTTTGTAAGTTGTTAAACTGCCAATATCTAAGCGTACATCGGTAGAAGTAAACAAATCTTTATGCAAGGCAAATTCAGCATCGGTTAACCAATCGCTATTTAATTGTAGCTTATCTTGAATGGTTACTGATTGTATCTTTTCGCTATTCAAAGCAGGATCTAAAGTCATAACGTTAGAAATTAAAGACCATCCGCTTTTTTTAAATGATGTTGTAGTTTTACTGCTCGATAAAGTAGCTGCTAAATTGCAATGTAATGTTTCATAAGAGCCATTAGCTTTTAAATAATGTAAAGTGTACACCTCAAATTTAGGATTACATTCTATTGTTATATTTTTGATAACATCATTTGTGTCACCATTCTTAATAACATAAGATGCGACGTTAGAAGTAATGATAGGATATGTGCCACTATTAACGGTAACAAATGGGGCTGTTATTCCTAACAAGCCTTTATAACCAACGTCAATGGCAACGTAATTATCAGAGAATAAACCCGTGCCGGCATCTGGTCTATTGATTGAATAGTTACCTAATAAAGAGCCGGCTGCATCGTAAGTAAATATATCAATCTTATTTAACTCGCCTATATTTTCCTGACATAAAGCGTAAAGATATTGCGAGCGATCTTTGTATGTTTTGCTAGGAAGTATAGTTAAGTAAACTAAATTAGGTATTGAACTATCATAACAAAAGTAGTTAGGTGAATAAGGGGCGATATATTGTTTATCAACTCCTGCATTCCAAGTAATATAATCTTTATCAACTCCTGCAAAGTAAGTTGGTACGGTTGCAACGTCATAAGTTTCACCAACATTAAATCTAAACTTTCTAGTTGCATTAGTGCATTTTTGCCAACCGTATAAATTAACGGGAATATAGTTAACCATTAATAGTTGAACATACGCTTGTAAATCCATTACTAATTTATTGTTAGGGTCTGGTTTTACTTTGATAGTATCAAACACATAAGAGCCTGTTACATCGGTTAAAACGATTGTGTAATAAAAGTTAGGCTGTATTGTTTGATTTGACGTTGCAACCACCCAATTCTCATTATAAGCAGGTGTTGGTGACGTTGGGCTTGATTGTATTGTTATTGCCATTTAATATCTGTTACTGTTATTGCTTTACCTATTAATTTTCCCATTTGTTCTGCTAACTCTGCCTTTCTTCCGTCCTCTGTTACTCTATCTATAAAAGGCTTTGGTTTAATTCCATTCTTACCTATTGCCCTTGCCACTATAAAAGCAAATTGTTTCGCTGCTTTTGGGAATGGTAACTCTTTAACTATTCGTTTAGTAAACCCTTTTTTTTGGTTATAATCAATAGTCATTTGGTAAAGTATCTTAGACGGATTTATTCCGTTTTTAGCTTGCCACTTTTCACCTAAAACTTTTGTTGGCGGTTGCTTACCTTTCTTTCTGCCATTCTCAATATAGTACCAATAGTCCTCATTAGGAGTTATTGATATAATCACTTTGTTAGGATAATATTTAACACCCCCAACAAATTCAATCCTTGAGGTTTGTAACCTTTCGCCACGTTTAGCACCATCCTTTAAGGCTTTATCTAATGAAGTCTTTAAATCATTAGCCCATTTAGCCCCAAAGTCATTTAGTAATTTATCTATTTCTTCGTTGACGTTCAATTTCTTCAGCTTCCATTTTATTCTTATCTTTAAGATAAGCTAGTTCATTTAATAATCTTATTACTCCCCACTCATGCACATCGTCCTCTGTTATTCTATTAGCTTGGGATACCTCTTTAACTATGTGAACCCATCCCCAAAAATCGACAAACCTTTCTCTCTCAGTTCTGTTTCTATCTCTTTGTTGATCGTCTTCATCGCTTCCACCCCCTCCAAATAATCCAAGGTATTTAGATTCCAATTCGCCAATACTTCTAAGCAAAAAAAAACACTTGGTTGCGCTATCGACATTGATGCGTTTAGAAACTTATCGGCTACCTCAGCGTGTTTGTTACCATCGTATTTGAATGATAGGTATTGAGCAGGCTCATAAGTCAAGGCACAAAGTTCGTGTAGTTTATTAGGGAAATAGTCGGGCTGCTCCATTAACGTTTTAATCGTAATGTAACGAGCCACGTTTATATCGTTTACCGAGCGTGATGCCTTGTAAAAGTTACCACCTTGCCAAGTGATTAACTTAGGTTGTGGTTTATACTTAACAGACTTTAATAAGCCGCAAGTAAAAGACTTAAAAGATACTTTAGGTTGGATGGGTTTAGTTAAGAATGAAAGACTTTTAACTAAGTACTTGTAATGCTTTAAATCTAAGTTTTCAACTTCGTCATAGGTTTTGCCGGTAAAGAATGATATAATACGTGACCAATCTATTTCGCCTTGCAGGTGAGGATAGATGGTTTGGTATTGTTCAATGGTTACTTTATTCCAATTAAAAGGTATTGTCATATACCTATTAAATACTAAAAAAGTTGATTTGTTTTAGGCAAATGAATATCTGCCTGAGCCTTTATTTATCTTATTAAGAGCTACATAACGAATAGCATCAATAGTGTGATTATTAAAATCAACGGGTATATTTTTACCATCTATCCATTTATAAGATCTAAACTCTTTTATGGTATAAGTTGACGTTCTTGTTATGTTAATCTTAAATTGCTTTAAAGTGTCTATTGAATTACGGATACTATCTGCCCCTTTGTTAGCCCCTTGAATATTAAAACCTGCCCTTGTTAAGTCTTCAATACTTTTAGGCTCGGCACTATCCGCAACTATTGGCATGGCACGTGTTACACCTAACCTTGTTAATTCGTTTGCAATATCGCTATTGGTTAATCCTGTGCGATATAACAGCTCGTCTATGTATATCTCACTATTGTACCTAAATACTTTTATAACCGTTGTAGGGTCATTAGTAAAGCCAAAGTCCATACCTATTCCAAGTAACTCAGCACCCAAAGGAATGTTATCTACAATATCAAAGTTTCTAAAGACTAAGCCCTCTATTTTCCCAGTCATGCCACGTGCATAAACCTTGAATAGTTCCATATCTTTAAAGCGTAAACCCTCTATTTTATCACGTATCTTTTGAGCAACGAATGGATTGTGCCTGTGGTCGGATATAAATAACTTTACGCCATCCGTACCTATTAAATTCTCATGCACCCAGAACTCAGCATTGGGATTGTAGTCGATATAAACTTGTTTACGGGTACGCATATACAATTCGTTAAATATATCGTATGTTATGCCCTGTGCTTCGTTTATGAATAGATAATCCCTTTTACCAGACTTTGCACCTTGGGCGGTCTCATAAGATTTAAACTCCATAACTGAGCCATTAGCAAATTGAAAGATACGGTCTGTTCTATTGTAGTCTGCTATCTTATGCCTAAGTTGTTCGCTATTGTTATAAATATCTAAGGCATCACGTAACGCCCCGGCTTTTAAGTTAGGGATTGATTCGCCAACAACTGTGATAACTATTGGCGATTGAATAGCTTTAGTGAATAGGACTTGTAAAATGGAATAGGTTTTTCCTGAGCTGCTCCCGCCTTGATTGACTAGTACATCTTCGGTGGCAAAGTAATTGGCTTCGTATAGGCATGAGGTTTTAAACACATTAATCTAAACTAATATCCTTTTCATTACTACTCAATGGTGAATCGCTTTTAATAATCTCAACTGTTGTATTGAGGTTTATGTTTTCGTTTTTAGACTCGACCTCTTGTTTAGGTTGCCCGTAAACTCTATTAAGTAAAATTTCCATTGAATATAACGTTCCCTTTTCAATGCCTCTTTTAATAGCGTTGGCAACTGTTTTTTCTAATACAGTAGAGTTATCATCTTTAAATACTTCTGCTAATTCTGTAATAGTCATAGCCATCATATTTTCAATGGTTTGAGTTATGTCTTGTTTATTGTAACCCATATCTTTTAATTGACAAACGAATTTACGAGGTCTTCCGTGTGGGTTTCCTGTTTGCCCCTTTGTATAGGGTATTAAGTTTTTGTGTCCGTCGCTACTTGGCATATTAGTCTAAGTTTTTAAATGCTTTTAATGGGTAAAATACTAAACTGTTTCTGTAACCGCCTTCGTGGGTTGGTACTATTGGTGTTACACCATGCAAGTTTCTCCATGCCGGATATACCAGCATTGAGTTATCGCAGCTATCCATTGTAGCGCCATAATCCGGAACTGTTGTATTCCCTCCTTTAGCGTTTCTTTTTTTTGCTATTATTACATTAACACAACCTTCTAAGTTTCCAGCATCCCTATGAAATGGTGCTGATATATTATAATTGGAGATTGAACTTGTAAATAATTCACTAAACCTATATTTTACAGATGCATTTTTTTGTATTATCTCTTTTTGCCTTTCGTATATATGAGGTGTTAATTCTTTTATTATCTGCTCGCTTTCTTTAGCTAATAGGTACATTGCCTTTATAAATGTTTGAGCAGATTTTACAGAGTGAACACTTGATACAGTTGCATAAGGTCTTCTCATGTGAGGTTTTGGAGGAACACCACCTAATATTGTACTATACTGTAATACTTCTTTTTCAGAGTTATGCAGTCCGCTTGACCTTTTCATTACTGACTTTGGTACATTTTTACTTCTCAACTCGGCATCCGCTAATTCAGCAAGTTTTTTAGCCTTTATGGAGTAAGTACCTATATCCTTAATATAAAACCCGATTGGCTCATTATTAAAATAAAACATTGAATCCTCTGTTATATTAGGCTCAATATGTCCGCAAACATCCCCTATTTGGACATTATGCTCTAGCTTAATTAAATCAATTCTTTTCATAACAAAATACATTAGTACAAGGTGCAACAAATCCGGGAGGAACAACTAAATCATAAAATCTCTTATCTATAAATTTCATTTCGTATCTTTGCATTAGTAGATTACAACATTCTCTAAATCTATTAAGGTTCTTGTCAATATCAAAACTCCATTCATAAACCATTTTTTTAAATACTTTCTTTGTATTTTCTAAAATTAACATTTCAGCACCTTCAATATCCATTTTACAACAATCGAAATTTTTAGCCTCAACATCAAAATTTAAGCATGGGACTTTCAATCCTTTATTATTCCATTTCTTTACAATTGAATTTCTCCAAACATTACCATTATTACCAATAAATAAAATAACTTCTTTCACTTCATTATGTACTAGAGCAGCCTGCTTTATAGTTGCTTTAAATCCATTAAGGTCTAAGTTCTTTTTAATCATTTCGCAGTTAAAAGGATCCGGCTCATAAACAGTAACATTAGCACCCATTGAACAAGCTAATAATGTGAAAGCACCAACATTACCGCCACAATCCATCCAAGTTTCATTTTGTTTAATTGTCATGCCTTTTTTTAAATAAACTTCTTTTCCTAAAACCTCATTAAAAGTTTTAAGTTCTGACATACCTTCTCTATGAAAAAATTTAATCCCTTTTATTTCCCCTTCGATTAGTTTCATATCTTTTCTTTTTCTTCTTTTAAATACTCCATAATCATTCCTCCTACATATGCCTTTTGGTCTCTCCAAAATTTAACAAGTTCATAAGCTTGGTCGTAATGTTCAGCCTCAAATTCTATTTGGATGGCTTTTTTAACACCATCTGTCATATCATTTAATTGTCCTGATACATCTTCATCATCTAAAATAGAATAATCAACCTCTGCAGCAAAATTAGGCAAATCTAAACCCCAACTTTCCAATTCCAAAGCATCCCAGTCGTTTAATAATTGCCAATCCCATTCGCCACCTGATAGGTTATCCTTAATCAAAAATTCCCTTTGTTTCTCCTCAGATAATCCACTTGCTTTAATAATCGATACTTCCTTTAACCCAGCTTCTTTGCATGCTTTAAAACGCATATTTCCGCCCAATATAATCATATCATCATTAACCACTATCGGTCTGATATTTAACATTTCGGGGAAGTCTTTTATAGACTGAACCAACTTGGCAAACTTATCGTCCTTAATTAACCGAGGGTTATTTGGATTAAGTTTAATTTTACTTATTGCTATTTTTTCTATTTCCATTCTGTTTGGTATTCGTAAATATCCTGCATTAGTCTTTATTATAATGTCTTTCTATTATTCCACATATTTCATTTAAAATGTCTTCATAAGGTATATTAAAATTTATATATGCCGTTCTTGATATTTCGTCTTTTATACATTTATTCTTTTGTTTTTCATTTAAGAAGAAACAATATAGTTTTTCTAACTTAATACCATTCTTAATAACCCTATCTAACTCATTAGATTTTATATTTACATCTTCCATATCCTTAATTCAAACATACAATTATCTCACCAAGTATATGTGAGTTTGCTACATCACAAGGTAGCGTCATTTTACTAAAGTCTATCATCTTAAAAAGTTATAGTTACTAATTACTTCATCTAAGATAAGGTTTTTATTTGACTTATCCCAACAATTTAATAAAAAGTTACAGTCGGCTACGGGATCAGTCGTAAAACATCCAAAGCGTAAACCATCTATTAAGGTAGTTCTAATTAATCCTTGCGCTCCATCTGTATAGCAATGCGTTGGCTTTTGTGCTATTCTAATAGAACCGTCTAATAGTTTTTGTTGCCCAACAATCATATCATAATCATTTTGGTAACGTTTAAATATATCGTATGTGTTATGATTGAATGTAGTATCGTCATCTAAACCAAAGAAGAAACCGTCTTGTAAATTGTCTAAGGCTTTGTTAACTTTTTTACCCACACCGCTAAGGTCATCAATACAATCAACTGTTAAGTAAGGAATGTTATATGCTTGGCATTCTTTAATAAGTATCTCTCTATGTTTGGCTATAACAACAATCCAATTAATATCTTCATAATCTGGTATTGAGTCGGCTACTTTCTTAATCATTCCACTACGGAATAAAGGTGTAAATATATTTAGTTTCATTTTATTAATTCTATTAGTTCGTGTACATAATCAACTTCGGTATCTTTACACGTTGTTCTGCCACCTGTATAAGTTCCATAACCGTGCATTAATACTACATCGCCTTTAGTCCAACAAGCTCTGCCAAACCAAGTATCTAAATTACCAGTTCTTTCAAAACCCAACTTTAAAAGCTCTTCTTCTGTTATCTCAATCATTCGTATATCCATTGTTGAGTTTCTATTGTCCACATCGAATAACACGGGTGAGCCGAGATATGACCAGTAAAGTCAAAGCACTTCATATCCTCGCCATTAACGTAACCAATCCACCCTTCTGCATCATGCCTATTAAATACAGGCGGCGCTAACATTTTACGAACGTGAGCTAATGAAGTCCACCAAAATGTACCTCCAAAGAAAGGACTGCCTCTGTGTTCAACTGAATGATGTGAAGGACGCATCCAATGTTGACCAACTGCATCAAAGCCCTCGTTTAGTTTTTGTACTGCCGTTTGCCATTGACCAACGTTGTAATAAGTCATTGACCTGCGCCATGATTGATTAGGTTGTTCAGGACGTGATGAACCTTTAGAGTGAGCATATAAAACATAGCCATCATTATCTTGGGCAAATTCATACATTGGTATTTGAGTAACCTGTTCCCACCCTGTATCGGATGTTGCTATCACATCAAAGTTAATCCGTTCGTTAATTAGGTATTGAATAACGGATGTACGGTTATGGTCTGCACCAACTATTCCAATACGGAACGCTGCTAAGTTATCAATAAGCCCCCATTTACGTAGGGCTTTAATATGTTCGCTAACTGGTTCTAACCATTGACCGTCTGCATATATGTGGTAATAGTGGTAGAGTTTATTTGAATCGCTCATAAAGTTCTTTACGTTTATCAGTTAGCAAATTTAATGAATATTTTTTAGTATCTAAAGCTAATTGTGCAGCCGTATCTTTTACTAAGTTAGGATTGCTTAAAATATATTTAGACCATTCGTAAAAGTTTCCCCAAGTCAAATCAAAGCTATTCTTTTTAGTCATTAAAGAACTGTAAGGGTTAACATTGTGACCCATAAATGCACATCCTTTATGCCCTGCCTCAATCATTTTTAACTCAGACTTACAATTATTAAAATCATTGTCTATTAAAGGTGCAACTAAAATATCCATTTCATCGTAAACCTTTGCGAACTCATATACCGGCAAAGCACCCACACGTCTGTATGGTTTACTAATACCACTAGGAAATTTATATTTAACCAAGCGTAAACAATACTCACGTTCAACTGGCAGCATGGTTTTTAAGTTATCAGTTAACATACGTTCGTAACCAATATAAACCGACTCTTCACTTTTAATAGCGTTCCAACCTGTAAGTATTACTTGGCAATTACGGTTAAAATCGGCATCGTATAAAGCAGTTTGCACGTCTTTATGAATAGACATAACGTCGGGTATATGTGTTATGCCTTGCGTAAAGCCGTATCTAATACGTTTAGAGTTTATGTGGTTGTTTTGCCACACGCTGTCATCCGTATCAATACCGTTTTCAATAACATAAACTTCTTTATTGTGTTCTTTAATCTTACCGGCTAATATTTCAGTTGTGCAAATAACAAAGTGAGCCGCTTTGATTGAATCAATAATTAGTTGAGTTTTATTAGTTTCTTTATAATGTTCGTATAACAAATGGTCTTCAGGCAAAATCCAATAGTCATCAAGATCTAAACCAAATCTAATGCCTAACTTATTAAGGGCTTCAATAATTCCGTTGCTATTATCTATTTCACGACAAAATAAAACTAAGTCAATAGTTTGTAAGAAGTCATCAGGATAAATGTCATTAGGTTTAGAATGCACAATTTCAAACTCTGAATTTAAACGTGCTAAAACTTCATGCGGTTTATTCATGCGATAATAAGACACAGCGTTAAACTCTGGCTTATTGTCTTTAATGTTAAAGCTATGGATTAGGAGTATCTTTGTCATCAAACGTATGGTGTTTTAAATTAAGTTCTTTCATTCTGTGTAAACGGTATCTGTTCGCATCAATTATCAATTCGTTACCACATGATGAGCAAACGTAACCGTTATTAATTACTTTGTAAGCTGCTATTATTTCCGCCATAATACCCTCGCATCCTCTAGGGATAAATAGTTCTTTCGCATATATCTCAAAAAACTGAGAATGCCTAACTAATGTATCTAAAGCCTCGTCTCTGCTCATCTTAATCTATTAAATATTAAACAAATAGTCATTGATAGTAAAGAGGTAACTCCTGCTATAATTATACAAAACGGTTCGTTATAAGAGTAAATAAGAGCCATCCAAAAAGATAAACACTTTACGCAACTGAATGGGTAAAGGTTTTTAAATCCCGTTGCTATTAAAATACGTTGTGGTATTGTTGAAAGTTCAGCAAACCAAAATGCAAAGAGGGCTATGTATAAATAATTAACCATTGATAATATATTTTAGTTTACTTTTTAAAATCTCTTGGTATTCCCTACAACTTTTATAAATAGCGCATCTTTTTATTCCAATGTATTGCGAAAACCTGCCAGCATTTTTAAATGATTTAATAGCTTCAAAGCCTGCAATGTTATTGTTAGAATGGTTATAAACCCTCGCTCGGTATCTTATTTCCATTCTATCGCTATCACTATCTTTAGCTATTATTTTCTTTGCAGCTTCAAAAACTATATCGGCTGTCGGGTCGTAGTCTTTAGATATTTGATTTATGTAAGTCCTATCAAAATCAAAAGCATCTATGTTTTGTAAGGTGTTAGCGTATTCCATTAAAGGTGAAGTTGAGCCATCTGTATGTTGTTTAAAAGTGTTTCGCTTTAACCAAATATTCC